AGCTCCAGGCAAAATAATTCGCCTGATCTTATCTAAAGTCTGAGCGCTACTATGCGATAGTGCCACAGATTTATATTTTGTAATGTCCGTCATTTTAGTATATCCTTCTGTTATTTAGTTAGGATAATATAGAACTTTCTCATAAAGGAGTCAAGTGAAATTTTTATTAATAATGCAGGTGTGTTCTGCAGTACAATTAGCATGCATGAATGAAATGCCCGCAGGCGAGTATAAAAGCCATTATGACTGTGCAACCGCAGGTTATCTTAACGCCATGGGTTTGATGAGAGAATTAGGGGAGGCCGAAGTTAATAGAGGCGCTATAACCGTGCAATTTAGATGCAAACCTGGAAACTCAGTTTAGAATCATTCTAAACTATTGAGGTGGTTCGTCTCCACACACATATCCAATAACTTGTTTACCTTTGTATTCGTGATAATAAAGATTACTAAACATTTTTCTTTGTTTTCTTTCTAATACTTTTACATTCTGTGTATACCAGGACTCACAGCTATCGCCAGATACAACCTCAAACGATTGCTGTTTAATGTCTCCCATTGTTGTTAAATATAACAAAGTTATTATTGTTACTTTCTCAAACATTAACGCCCTTGTCCCCGGTATAATTTAAATGTTCTACGTTTATGTTTATTCATTTTTTGTAAACTAGGTCTACGTCCGATTGAAGTAGTGTGATGAATAGGTTCATGAACAGCTTTATTTAAAAAATCTTTTTTCTTAGCCATCTCTTAACTTACTTCTTTCTATAAATTCACGATCATGTTCATCAAGTTTTAAATATTTTATAGATCCATTTACGTATTGTCTTGTTTCTTCTCCACAAGATGTACACTTATAAAAATCAGTTACTATTGCAACTAATAAAGTATCTTCCTGACAGTGAGGACAAATACCTTGCACGGTATCAATATATCCTAATTTAATTTGTTTCATTCTAACCAGGGTGTGTAAGTTACCTTACCATCAATTCTCTGTGCTCTTAAAGATTGACCCCTGTTATGATCAGTTGAATAACTACAGTGAATCCATCCAGATGTAGGTTCGTTATCTTTATAAAATTCTAATATAAGCTGGTCGTAGGTTAGCTCATTTTTAATGTAAAGAGCTAGTTCTCTGTTGTCTACACCAGGTATTTCAAAGTCTGCTGCAGCTGCGTTATCGTCCGCCACATGTTGGCTGTTTACACTGCTACCAATTTCTACGCAAAGCTGGGCACAACGGAATCCGCTGGATATAATAAGTGGCCTGTCATAATGTGAGCGCACCGGCTGTAATATATTTACAGCTAATGCTTTTAAATTTTCTATTTGAGCTGGGTTAGGGTTATTGTTTATTCCCTTCCTTTCAGCTATCTGGCTTTTGGTAAGCTCGTCAAGAGTTATGTTTGCGGTTAGTTTCATTTTTTGGGATAGTTTAGTACACCTTTTGAAATATCAGTTAGTCCTGTTTCTCTGTTTAAATATTTGTACTCAATTTTTGTTAAATTTAAATCTTCACTAATACGTTTACATATATCATGTTCATCAAACTCTCCGCAAGAGTAAATATCTAGCTGAATTAGGGCCGGAAACGGCTCATCCCAAATGTGCATAACTACATGTGATGTCTCAATTATAGCTGCGATTGTTAATCCTCTATTACCAGGTACCTCAGAATACTTACAATAAGGCCCCATTAATATTTTCATGTTAATACTTTCTACAAAATTTCTCATCCATATCTCAGCGTGCTCTTCAAACTTTAAAGGTTCGCGAGATTCTGCTCTAATTATCAGATGTTTGTGTACTAACAAATTTGTTTTCATTCTGCTTCCTATCGTATTTCTTTTTGTTTTTAAATATTTTTTTCTTAAAATATCTTAGCTGACGGGCAGCAGGATTGCGCCTTTTGTTTCGTTTTTTCATGACTATTCTAAAATAAGGGATTTTATAGACTTAGATCCATCTATATTTTCTTCTAGTTCTGCTTTAGATTTAATACATTTATATTGTATATTTGCTTTTGGTATCCGAGTAGCTTCTCTACGGTGCTTCAAACAAACGGACATTGAGGGCTGTATTCTATGCTCCTTAATATCTGGCCCTACAAACATTAAAAGGGCTACAATTTCTGCGATCATAATACCTTACCTTTGTTTGGTCCGTTTTTAATTCTGTATTTATGTGTACCCGTACCATTAATTTCAACTTCTTTTTTCATAACTTGATTTAAAAAAATAGCATTCCAGCCATTCTTGTACGCTTCGTTAGATGGTCTTGATCTACCATCATATTTTCTACCTTTTCTAGTGTTTCGATCCATTTGCTCTTACCTTGTCCTTTAAAACTTCTATATCTGTTAAAGCTTTTTCCATTTGTTTCTGTAAGAATTGTATGTTGACTTTGTTGTGCATCATATCTTCAATTCTTTTTTCTATTTTCTCGGTGGTCTTATAAAGATCCTCCAACAACATCAGTTGCTCCTGATCCACGGGCTTTTGATCTGAGGCCTTGAGTAAATCAGCCTGCATCAATTCACGTGAAGTCTCCAACGATACTAACCTAGCCGTTAATTCTGTGTATGCGAAAACGCCCATTGCGACGAGCACGATCAAACTAGCAACCGTTTTCATCGGCATTTGTACAGCTGCGGACTCAGAAATTTTTAACGCCATAAATTAATCCTGCCAGAATCTTGACACGATCCATTCCCAGCCAGCTTTAATTTTGTCCCAAACTTTGCAACAAATTGCTTTACATTTATTTATCATGTTTTTTCTCCTCAATTTCGTAAAAGAAATTGTCAGTGTCTTGTGTTTTCCACTTACCAGTATCTTCTACATTCCACTCAGTTGTTTGTACCTTCCAATCTGGAATATTATCTTTCACTGTGAAAGATGGTAAATCCCAAATACATCTATTGTTAGGTTGTGCTGCATAGTTCCCATCATCTAGGGCTATGATATGAGCACACTTGTGCTCGTGCGGTATCTCTGAATGATCCGTGTCGAGCATATTACCATCTGGGTGGGCCCAGTCAATCGTAAATAAGTATGACCCATGATGCCATTTTTTATCTTTACCAATGTATTTACCTGAAGCTGCGCTTAAAATGTTCCAAGAAGTAACAGTAGGATAGTAACTAAAAGAATTCCATAACTCCAATTCGTCAAGTCTATATCTAGGAACGTCTGCTGCCTTAAAACCTCTTTGAATGAACGCAGATAACGGGAGACGATAGAAAATAGCACCGTTCTCCATAATTGCATGCCAGAGGATAGCCCGGCCGCCCATCGATGTGATACCGAAGACAATACATTCCTCAACTTCACCGTGATGTTTTTTGAGATCGTACAAATATTCTCGCCTAATTTGTGCGTACATTGGTGGTATGTTTGCGTTAAGATATGCCATAATTTATCCATATATATCACCCCAAGTATTACCTTTTTCGTAATCAACTTTGTTGGGTACCTCTAAATTAACAGCATTTTCCATTACTTCAATAATTTTTTTAGCTTGCTCTGGAGATTCAACAGAAACACAGAGTTCATCATGTATTTGTATGTGCGCTACAATGCCTTCCTTGTATAAATCTAACATAGCTTTCTTTGTCATGTCAGCTGCTGATCCTTGTATTAATTTATTTAATGCTTTGTATGTGTAAGCTCTTTTAATTCCTGGTCCATGTTCCCTGAGTGCTTCTTCGTGAGGCAATGCTTTATGCATACCAAATTGATTTGGTTCCCATAGATGAAACCTACATAGTCTACCTAGTAATGTTCTTATCTGTCCTCGTTCCTGAGCTCTGTTAGATGCAGCGTTCATGATTTGTTTTACGAATGGAACTTTAGCATGATACTGATCAAATAATTCTGCAGCTTTATCTTTTGATACACCCAGCTCTGCTTGTAGTTTAGCTTTACCCATACCATAAAACAAACCTAAGTTAATTGTTTTTGCCTGGGTCCTTGGTATCTCGGCCATGTCAGCTACAGTTTGGTGAAAGTCTGCAGCCGCATCATTTTCATAATTATCTATTACATCATTAACTGATGGAAATTTATAAAGCGATGCATAATGAACTACTAATCGAGGTTCTTGTTGTGAGTAATCAAAACATCCCCAGGTTCTACCTTCATCAGGTAAAAATAAAGATCTAATCATTGGTCCAAGATCCTTATTTCTTGCTGGTAGTTGTTGTAAATTAGGGTTCGAATAACTAAACCTACCTGTAACTGTGCCACCTTGATCAGATCTTATTTGGTTAATATCAGCATGTATTCGTCCTTTATGTTCGTATCTCAATATGGTATCTATAAATGTAGTATGAGCTTTATTTATTTCACGAGCTCTTGCTATCATTTTTACAACGGGATGTTCGTGTTCTTGTAAAAAGTTTTTAGTAAAGGAAGGAGAATTAGTTTTAGCAGTACGTTCATATGGTAAAGAAAGTTTATCAAATACTTTTGCAATACTTCTGGCAGCCCATATCTGAGGTTCTATTGTGGTTTCTTTACTTATTGATGATAGTAGTTTCTTCTCTTCTGTTTCTAATTCTTGCTTTAGGAGAGCGGCTCTATCTGAGTCTACCCGAACTCCCAAGAAGCGCATATCGACAAGACAAGGGAAAAGATCAGTCTCAAGATTAAATATAGATTCGATGTCTTGGTGTATAATTTCTTTTTTAAATATTTGCCAAAGTTCTAAAGTTAACTCAGCATCTTTCTCTGCGTAAGATCCAACATACATTGCAGGTAATTTCCACATTTCAGATTTAGGATCTAGTCCTCTAGACTTTGCTTCTTCATTTAATGCAACTTCATTTTTACCATGTCCAAGATAATCCCAAGATAAACTATTTAAATCATATCTAAATCTATTTTCATCGATAAGAGATGCAGCTATCATTGTATCTACGATTAAACCATTAATTTTAAAACCCATAGCTCTAATCCAACACACGTCATACATTGCATTATGAAATATTTTTATAGCCTCAGAAGCTAAAATATCTTTGAACCATTCTAAAGTTTTCTTTCGGTCCATGTTTGGCCCTGAGCCATGAGCAATAGGGAAATAATATTTACGTCCTGGTACAGCCACAGCAATACCAACAACTTCACCATTACCGATAACAGAGCCAGATCCCATTGTTTTTAAATCAGGATCTCTAGTTTCTAAATCAATTGCTATTTCATCGTATGGACGTAGATCTGGATATTCTTCCGGCTCTATCCATTCAGTCTGTGCTGTAAATAAAGGTACCTTCATTTCTTTTTCATGTCTTTCATTTTTTTAATTTCCAATTCACAATAATGTATAATCTTTTCTAAGTCTTCTATACCATTTTTTGTGAGATATCTACAAACATATTTCACAACGTTCCCTT